TTATTTAATCCAACTAAATTTGTTAATTGTTCAGACCTAAAACCAGTAATTCTTTCATTCAAATCTGCTAGTTCTGATTCTACTTGTATTAATGCTTCTTTCTTTTCTATACTTTCTTCATTGGTAGATAAATCTAATTGTGCTAACCTTAACTTTTCTTCAACTATTGCTTTTTCTTCTTCAAATTGCTTTGTTAAACTTTCTCCTAACTTTTCATTTGCTTGTATTCTTTCTGCAAAGGTTTTTGTAATATCATCTCTTATTTGTCTTTGTATCTCTTGTTCTTGTAAATAAGTAAACATTAACTTTTGTTGTTCTGCTTCTAATAGCCTTACCTTATTTGTAAGATTAGTTATTTCACTTGCAGTCTTAACTGCTTCTTTTGTAGTTTCTATTAATGCAGTAGCAGTATCTTTAAAAAATTCAACTGCTTTTGTCTGTTGTACCTTATCTAAACCAGTAACAACTTGCACTAAAGATGTAGCATAATCACTTGCACCTTCTTTTACTTTTTCCCAGTCTAAATTAAAAACACCTTCAATTACTTTTCCTAAGGCTTTAAATTGATTAATAAAACCTTCAAACCTATTAATAATGTTTTCTTTTATAAGTCCCCACAAATCTTCTATTGCTTTTTTAGGGTTTGTAAAAGCACTAATTATACTTTCCCCTAAAGTAACAACATTAGATGCAACCTCGTTAAATACAATACCTATTGATGTTGTTGCTACATTTAAAGCATCTACAACAGTTTGGTTTTCCATTAAAATATCTTTGAGGAATCTAAATGCTTCCATTAACAAACCTATTCCCATTGCCTTAATAGCAAGACCTACACCACTAAAACCTTTTGCTATTTTTTTTAGTGAACTTGAAGAAGTTGCTTCTGCTTCTTTAATAGCCTTTAACTCATCTTTGATTTGACCTAATTCCTCTTTAATCTTTTCAAAATCTTCTGCCGTTTCATCTGCATTAGTTTCAAAATCTACATCAATAACTACTTTTTCTGCCATAACTTTTCTCTATGTTTCCATTTACATTTTTGAACTTCATAATTTCTTTTTAACCTGCCATAATAGTCCTCTATTTTGCTTGGTGTATATATGTGCCTATATTCTGGGAGAACATCAAGGAGAGGGCTAATAATAGATATACATTCCTCTAAATGATTATCAAGTGTATCTAATTTAAAGATGTAATCTACTTTTATGTTTTTTGCTTTTTTATTTGTTATACTATATTCCATTTGTTTTTAAGATATGTTATAACTTGATTTACTTGTGTATCTGATAGTGCTACATTGTAACAAATTAATTCGTATATTTTTCCATTAAATTCATATATATCAGTAGTGCCACTTGTTGAAGAACCACCAACACAAAAATCTGTTACCGAAGCATTATTTGCACCAGTAGTTCCAGTATCGGTGTTTCCGTTTCCATCATAAACTTTAACATTTACACCATCTCTTGTTCCAACTGCAATACTTAAATTATCTACCCCTGCACTTGGTATATTACAAGCGTTTACTGATGAAGATGATGATTGACTAGAATAAGCAATACTATCAGAACCACCTGCACCAGAACTACCATTTGCATTAATTCTTAGCCCTACTCTTGGTGTGTATGTAGGCTGAATACAACCCATTATTACTTGCCCATAATATTCAGCAGTAGTAACATCTGATTTATATACGGCAATAAATGTATTATTGCTTCCTGCTAAACCTACTAAATCTGCATCTTCATTATTTAGGTTTGCAGTAACACCATCAAATTCTAAATGTGGTCGATGCCAATCATCAATTTTCCATTCTGGTTTGTATGTTGCGCTTGCTTGTAAAACATGATTATTACCCCCAGAAATATCTTTCCATTCTGTTACATCACTTCCCGATAAAGTTAGACTTCCTTCATTAGAAGCATCAAGCCACAATACACAACCAGTAATTGCAGTTGGGTTTTGTATGGTTGCACTAGCAAGATTTTTTAATGTAGTAGTTTCGTATTTAAAACTAGCAGTCCATTCTATTTCTTTTCTACCATTGCTTGTTAATTTTAAAGCAATACCACCACCAGTATAAGGTGGTTTTGTTAATGTAAACACTTCATGTGTAACTGTACCGAAATTAGTATCTATTGTTGAACTATCTGTATTCTCATATATAATAATAGGGTTTTGATAATTAGAAATAAGAATAGTCTTATTAATTATGGCTTTATCTTTGTAAATGTTATTTGTGTCCTCTTGAATTATACCTACTATTTCTAAACTTAACCTTATATTGCTTTTAAATGGAAATCTAATAGCGTTTAAACCTGCAATAGAATTATACCCAGATGAAAGAGTAAACTCTCCATTATGACCTAAATAAAATGTAGAATCTGAACTACCTTGATTTCCACTTACAACAAAATTACCTTTCTGTATAGAACCTATTGGGATGTTAATGTTACCTTTAGCCAAAATATCATCACCATTTATTAATAATTGGCCATAAACACCAGACAACCTACCACCTTTTATTTTATTTATATATCTTACAAATTCATCAAATATTATCGTATTCTTTGTGAATGTAGTAACCTTATTATTGTTCCCATATATAAATGTACTTTGTACATCATTTAATATTTCATTTTCATTACCTTCTATTCTATTGTCAAAAGAATTAAAGCGTATTGTATTTTGTGCGCCTATAATATTGTTACTTGCACCTCTTGATGTATTAGATTGACCATTTAAAATGTTTGTTCCATTATCTGTAAAATTACCTGCACCAGTTCTTAATTCTGTCTGGTTATCAGATGGGTTGTCCCATTCTGGCATAAAACAATAAAAGCCATTTACCGAATTAGGAACTTCTTTCCATTGATAACCTAAACCCACACAACATTCTTGTGTTATATCTGATGGTGTAGGTGTTGCATTAGTTGATGTGGTAAATTGTAACATACCAGTAAATTGTGCTACACTATGAAAAGTAAAATCACACTCTATTACATTATCTCCAACTATTACTCCACCATCTTGACTTATCGCAGTAGTAGGAATAAAGTTGCTTTTATTTACAAGAAGTAATTCTACTTTAGAATTTCCATCTGATGAAACTGGAAAACCTTTTATAGAATTTACTCTATAATTTTGACCCATTAATTTTATTGTGTCAGCAAAAGAAAAATCATATATATCTTTAGAATTTAATCTTATATTTAATGATAACATTCTGCTATTAACATTAAAGTTGTCTAATACATAATTTCTCCAATACTTTCTTGCTAAACCAAATGATGGTAGTGCATCCCAAGATTGTGGTGGGTATGATAAATTATCTTGCCAATTAACTGACCAAACATCAGAACCATCTGTAAAATCTTTTTTTGAATAAGCACTAAAAAAAGGGTAATTATTATGACTATTACCACCAAAATTATTACTATTAGATAAAGCATAATTAAGGTTGTTAGGTAATGGTTTTACTCCATGAAAAAAAGATAACCTTATACCACCAGTATTTTTCTTTACACCATCTTGATTAAAAGCCCATATTGCACAAGTATATACTCCTAAATCAAAAACAGATGAATTTAAAGGATAATTAATAGTTGGGCAAAATATTGATTTAAACTCTTTGTCTTTTTCTGCAAATTGATTTCTTACCCCTGCTTCAATATAATCTCCATAATTACTTGATTGTTGGTCAAATGTAGAACCTAGATTTTGGTAAACATAATCTTCACTTTCTGTATGTTTGAATACAACTCTTTTACCACAATAAGTTGATGGTGGTATTATTTTAACATCTTTTTTGTAATCTACTTTTTCAGACCAATCATAAGTATCTCCAGTATCTACAAAATCATCATAAGGTTCAATTATTAATTCAGTAGGGTCATCTTTATTAGGAACAACTACTAGGTTAAATGATAATAATATTGATTTCCACCAACTTTCTATTGTTAAATCTCCAAACAAATTGTTTATAAATACAACATTAGTATCTTCTTCTTGTATCTCTATGGCTTCTATATTTAAAACCATATCAGTTAATTGCCAAGTAACTGAATCATTTGAAGATATTAATGGCATTAAATCAATATACATTCTGTCAAATATATTTGTAGAACTCTGAAAATATTCAGTCAAATCAACACTAAATGTTGTAGCACTACCAACTGATAAAACTGGAAAATATCCTACTATTTCTGGTTCTGGAATTATGTCTGTCCCATTCCAATTTTTCCATATATTAAATAATACATTATTTGTTGTAACAGTAGGTGTTGTGCTTGGTGTTATTATTCCAGAAATAGTTACTTTATACCAACCATCAACGGCAGGTGTCCAGTAATGGCTAGTATTGTTCCATTGTGCAGACTGGTCAGAAACTTCTGTTGGAAATTGTACAACTCTTGTAGGTACATAGCCATTAGAGTTGATTATGTTTTGTGAAGTATTTGTTACTTGTGAATTAAATGCTGATGCAGGAATTGTTGTAGTAATAGATTCGCTTTTATTGTTATTTAAGTCCATAAAGACTTTTTGAAAAGTAGCATCACTACTTATAAAATTAGATTTATATGTATACCCAGTTAATGCAAAAACTTTATTTATTAATGCTTTTATTTTTACTTGTGGTCTTAATTTTGATATTACAAATGAAAAAGATTGCCAAGAAAAGAAATCATTACCTACTGGTTGTTGAAAATAGTTAGGGTATTCATTAGAAGCATGACCTATACCATAATCCCATAAACTATAAACTAAGTTTCCACCATCAAGAGAATTACTATTGTATGATTCGTAAACATTTGTTCTTGTTAATTGATGATTTAATTCTGTAAAATCTAGGTCTTTAAATTTTATACCTTTTATTAAGTCTAAAAATGTTACTTCATCACTATATAAAATACATTCATATTCGTATCTATTTTTATCTTTTAAATAGACATTAGTTAATTGCAAATTACCTTTAAAAACTTCTAAAGTATTTTTTAATACATAACAACTTGCACTACCAAAAGGGTTAAAAGAAAAGTTATCGGAAGAATAATAAGAACCTACTTTAAAATAATGCCCAAAAAAAGTATCGTTATTTGGTGTGCTTGGTAACCTAAAATTATATGAGTGTGAACCTTTAGATTTAAGGTCTTTAATATCTTTAAAGTTAAAATCTAGTGTAAAAGGACTACCACTTTGTATATCTAGTTCTGTTATACCATTAAAACCTATGGTATCACCAATAAATGAAAAGTTTGATATTGTATAATTGCTTGTACTTATTCTATTAAAATTATACCTAAAACCAATTTGTGCAGTAGTTTCAGTTGCTATGAATGAACCAGTATAAGTAGTTCCTACTGCCATATTAATTACTGGGGTTTGTAAGTAAGGATTACTGACACCTTGTGGGTTAATATTATATGTAACTGTGGATGTACTAGCACTTAACAACTTAAATGACCAAGAATATTCTTGACCCACTACAAGATTATTTACATTTAACCAAACTGGTATTTTGTTTACTGAACTGCTTGTTGCAGTAAAACCAGTTAATGAAAGTGATGATAATGCTACATTAGAGTTTCCATTATCTGTAAATTGGCCAGTACTTGTTATTAAACTTGAAGTTACTGGTGTAATAGTTTTTCCTTTAGCAAATAGTTGATATGCCATTATAACAATATTGGGTTATATGTTTCTATTGAATACTCGAAGTTTAAAGCATATTCTGTTTGCTCATACTTATGGGATACTACAACTTCTTCAATACTACTATTAGTTAGTATTACTGCTAAGGCTGAACCATCTGAATTTATATAAGATATTTTAGAACTTATAAACATATCTTTTACTTGTTCTATTTTATAAGCATCTAAGAAACCAGTATTAATAGTAAATGTTTGCTTTACATTAGTAGATACATTCTTTCTTGATTCATGTGCTACATTTGGCACAAATGGTTTTTCATTATAACCACTTGTAACAGTTGCATAAGCCTTTGTGTAATCGTATATAGATTTTTTTATTTCAGTCTTACTATTAGAAATATTGTCAGTCCTTTTCTTGTCAAATGATATATATTCCCATACTCCAAACTTGTTAATATATGTTAATGTTTGTCTGTCATACTTTTCGCATTTAGATACAATATTAAACCTATACTTTTTACTATATGCAGTTACACCAGACACACTAGAAGCATACACCTCGTAATACGACAAATCAGTTTGGTCTTGTGGTCTATCGTAACTAGCAGGTAGTTTGTCTAGGTTTGCAGGATAACACCCAAAATAGATAATCATACTATCATCTGTTACACCAGAAGCATTATATTGACCACCATTAGTATTTGAATTAGTAAACACTTGTGTATCTGTTAAAACATTACTTGTGTTATAATATTTAATAGTTATGTATTGTGTTTCAGCAGAATCATTTACATCATCTGTTCTATTTAATAATGCTAATGTTCCGTAATCAGTCAATGCTACATCAATATCACACCTTGTTGTGCTTATAGGGTTATAATTGCCACTAATAAATTTCTTTGTTGTTGAGCCTAGTTTAAAGTCATCAAAACTATAATTTATTAAATCTGTGCTTATATTATATCCATGTAGCAAATAAAAATAACCATCTGTTGAGCCACCTACTTTTACTGGTGCAGTAGAAGAACTAGTAGCATAAAAATCATATAATTTTACTTCTACTCTTGTAGCACTTGAACCACCAGTTGATAAAAATTGGTCTACATAAACTCCACCAGTATATTTTTTATGAGGTATTGAGTGTATGTTTTGTTTAAACTCATTTGTTGTCCCAGAGCCTTCTATTGCTTGTGGAACAGTTAAAACCTCTTGTGTGCTTGTTGGGAATACTATTGATTGTAATATTGAAGATATATCTATTTGACCATAATCTAAATTGTTTGGTCTAAATGTATAAGCATAAGTTTTACTATTATATATAACCTCTAAATAAAACCTAAATTTTGGTTCTGCCGTTTTTGAACTCGTACAAGTTATTACTCTTTTTGAGCCACTTAACACATAGTTTGAATTGTTGAAATTATGATTCTGTATTGCCATTATTATAAATTTAATCCAGTAACTAAATCTTTGACTAACCCCTCTTTAACATTTAGGATAAACCTTTTCTTTGTTTCTTCTATTGCGCTTTTCATATATCCTCTCGCACTTAAACCAGTTGTTGCTATACTTCTTCCTATTAAGTATTCTGCACTTTTAATTGATTGTGGTGTTTTTTTAATAAACTTTCCGTTGCCATCTCTCATTTTAAATCTTGGACTTTCAATCATACCCCTTAAAACACCTTTAGATATATTCTTTTTTCTAAATTTATAAGGACTATTCTTGGCTGATTGTTTAATTTGTTTATTTCTTTGACCTTTTTGAAATCTCCCAGAACCTTGAACACCTTGTTCCATGAAATCAGCATAATCTAAACTACTTAAAAACTTTATATTTAATTTTTTCTTCCCTAGGTTTATTTTATAATATAAACTATTGGCTAAAGCACCAGAACCATCAGCCGTAATATATTTACCATCTACTTTCTTTTTAATCTTTAAATTCCTCTTTGCTCGTTTTAAAACTAACTTGCCATAAGTGTTAAAGACCTTTGTAGTGTTTTTATAAATTAACGATTGTTCAGCCATCTGTATAATTCATTAAAATCTGGGTTGTTGTTTATGTTACCATTCGTACTTGCTAATGTTAATTCTTTTAAAACATAAGAACCACCAAAAGAACTAGCATTTACTAAAGTACCTACACCATAATAAAATAATGCAGATTCATCAAATGAAATTGTAAGAGGTGATAATTGATTTATACCATCTACTTGTAAAAATGTTTTATTATCATCAGCAGTCGAATCAGTACCATTTACCCTTAAAATAATAGTTAAATTATTTTCTCTTATAAAATTTTTTGAGCCATCTGAAATATCTTGTGCTACTAAATATGTATTAGTTTCTATATTATGCAACACTACTTTGTTTCTATGTGCAGTTGTTGGGTGGTCTGATGCACCAACATAAACACCTAAACCTTTAGTTGGGTTAGCATGATTATCTACTATAAAAAACAATGAAGTATATTTAGAACCAGAAGTGTGTTCAGATATATGTGAAACTTTTAAACCTATTGTGTAATGTGCAAAAGAACTTGCATCAGCAGTTTGTAACTTTTCGTAAAAGTAACCAGAAGATGATAAAGTATTATTTAAAGATATTCCGTTTTTTTCTAAAGAATATTGATGCAACCCACCTGCACTTGCTCTTATTGGTTGATTTGTTGCTTGTATAACATCTGTACCTACTAAATAATTTAATTCTGATATTCTATAACTACCAGACAAAATTGTAACTGTTGCATTTGAATAAACATCTTCTGTTCCACTAAACCATAACACATTAGCCATTCTTGTTACTGGACTTGTGAATGTAGTTCCATTCCACATCTCTGTTGGGTGGTAAGGTATATTACATTGCGTTGATTCATTAACACCAGTTACACTAATTGATGTACTCCAACCATATACCCTATTTTGGAAATCTTCCTCTATTGGCTCACAACTAATATCTTCTGAACCTTGTAATAAAATAGGATAATTAAGTAAGTATTTGCCCTTAAAAAACTCAGACCTTAAATCTTGCATTATCATTAGAGTGCTTGATACTGCATCTTGCCTTGTTCCTGCACTCTTGTCATCTTCAATACCAGTTAAAATATATACATCTATATCATATATCATTGTATTATCTTGTATATTACAACCAGAAACAATAATATGTAGTAAGGGGTATTCAGTTATTTTTCTATTCTCTATCTGCTCAATAGCACCTTCTGAAAACGAATTAATCTGCATATGTTGGTCTGCAAATTTTTGAAAGTATTGTATTATTCCAGTATATGTAATCATTTCTTTTTAGAATTTTCTATTGATTCATCTTTCATCATTTGTAGTTTTATAAAACATTGCCTAAAAGATAATTCTGTTACTGCATTAAATTTTAGTATGTCATTACCTGCTAAACTATCTATGATACTAAACCATCCGTACTGACTTCTTGCGCTTGGTTTTCCACCAGTCTTTGCAAAAAGTTTTGCGAACTCATTAGACACTTGCTTCCTAAATTGTAAAAAAAAACCATCACTCCGTTTATTGTGTCTATACTTAAATTCTCAAAGTGTTTAGCGTTATTAATATGATGGTCAGTATATGGTTCTATTTTATACAAACTTCCTTCTTCTTCTATGATTGGCCTATATAGTATTGATAAAATGTAATGTAAACCATCAACACCTTCTTTACTATATTCATCTAAATCTACAAATTCTCCCATTGTCAATTCATCTAAACTAGGGTGAAAGCCATATCTAACTCCATTTAATTCAATCTTATTTATTACTTGCTTGTTAATCGGTAATGATATAAGTTTAGATAGGTTTTTGTATATGGTTTTAATGTCATTTACTTTAAGCAATTTAACCACTTTTAGTGGTATATTACAAAGCGAACTTATAGAATGTATTATAATTTCATCATCTTTTTTTAAGTCTCCTATTTTAGAAACATATTTTTGATATGATTTTAATGTAACATCCTGCCAATTAGTTGGTACAATTATTTCTATTTGTTCTGCCATCCTATTTATACAAAGGTTATTTTATATTAAAGTTATTAAATTACTGCATAGTCCCCATAGTTGCCTTTACACTCAAACCACATTCTCATCATAATTGCATCAGCAAAGTCTGGAGAATGACCTAGTTTTTGTTTTTGTATTTCTTTTCCTTCTATTGCTAGTTTTTGACTATCCTTGTCAACTTTATCTCTTTTTACTATTTCAAGTTCTGATATTATAGAATCTTTATATTGATTATCTAATATATATATTTTACCAGTATTTACTAATTCTGCTAATTTATAAAAACATTGTGTTTTTAAGTTTTGATAGTTATCTCCTTTAAGTGCTTTTCCTCCGTTTACAAAACCTATACTCCCAGAAAGATAATCTACAACTCCCCCGCCTACACCATCTTGGTCTATAACTATTTTACTATTTGGTATGCTATGTTTTATGCACATTTCTTTAATATCTTGAACTATTTGTAAAACACTACTTTTGTCATGCTTAACTATTTTTTCTAATATTAAGCCATTCCATTGACATATAATTGTCTTATCATCTCCAAACCTCGCTACATCGCAGGTAATTACTTTTATTCCTTCTTCTACATATTCATTAGTAAATATATCTAGCAAAGCATCATAATCAAATAGTAAAGCATCATCACTATTATATTCCCAATTTCCAAACAATAATCTTTCTTTACTTATTTTATCTAGTTTTCCTAGTTGTGTAATGTAGTGTTTAGATATTGCTTTGTTATCTGTAACTAAAGATTTAATAAACTTTTTATGTTCTGGTAAATCATTTGTTAAGGCAGGTTTATAGAATTGTGTATATAACCACCCTTTAGATGGATTACAAGTAAGTAGTGTTTTAGGTATTAGATTAAACTCATCCAATTTATATCTTATCCTAGAATTTAAAATGTTTACTGCTTTTTCTGTTACTTCTGCACATTCATCTACAAAGCAATCTGTTATTTCTAAACCACCTAAACTTGTAAATTCTGGGTCTGATGGAAATAGAAATAAGTCTTTTAAATAAATTTCAGAACCATTATAGAAACTAATTTTAAAACCATTAGCATTATATTGAAAATCTCTGTTTGGTTTTAAACCACAATAATTTATTGCTACTTCCCAAAATGTATTTAATGTTGTGCTTTTAAGGTTTTTTAACTTTGACCTACCTATTACACTCCTTGTGTTTGGGTATTTTAATCTCCTTGTAATTTGCCACAAACAACCAGTAAATGTTTTAGAGCCTCCTGCACCACCACCAAATAAAACTTCTGATGTATGATTATCTTCTAAATATTTAAAACACTCTATCTGTTTAGGAAATAATGTTATCCTCTGTTTCTTCAAAAGGCGTAATTTCTATTTTTATTCTATCATCTGTGGAAACATCAACCTCACTTCTTTCTATATAACCCCTACCTTTACCCTTAGTCTTTAAGAAAAATATAGTTGCTGATGTATTTTTATCTGCTATTTGTTCATGTAACTTACTTTCTGCAAAGTCTAATGCTATATTAGATATATCTTTAACTCTTTCTGCAAATTCTACATCTTCTTTTAGCCAATTATAATATTGTGTTCTACCTATCCCTACTTTCTTGCAAGCCGTTGTAACAATACCTAGAGATTTTTCAAGTGCTTCAAGAATTGCTTTTTTATGTTGTTCAGTTTTGTTCATTGTGTATTATGTTTTCAATCCAATCTCTTATTTTATATTCTATTTTCCAATCCAATAATTCTTTAGTATTATTCTTTGGTATTACTGCCGTTATTCTTTCACCTTTTTTGGCTTTTATGTATTTTTTAGGGTGCATAAACATATCTGCTATTTCATTTATTGTATGTTCTTGTTCAGAACTTAAATACCATTCCTCGTTATAGTCCATATCTATAACTTTGGAAATACCATTTACCAAATCATTAATGTGAGTAAATTGCCTTGTTTGCATACCATCTCCATATATTGTTAATGGTTTGTTTTCTTTATATAACCTTTCAAAGATTCCTATCACAGTTGCATAATCCCCTTTCATAATTTGGTTCTTTCCGTACACATTATAGAAATAGCAAATCTCGTATATTAGTCCGTACCATACACCATAGTTTTTTATCATCTCCACCATTTTGGCTTTTACCCAAGAATAAGGACTAAGGTTTTCATTACCACCAAATTTAGAACTTGATGCAGAATATATAAGTTTGGCATCCCATTGTTTACATTGTTCTATTACCCTTGCAGTACCATATAAATTTGTTTTTGTTAAATAATCAATATCCTTAAACGATGGCACAACTCTTGAATACTCTGCAAAATGAAATACTATATCTTGTTTTTCAATATTTTGAATCCTATCTCCTGCATTTCCTATAAAATACTTTATACCCTCAATATGATTTTTTTCATCACCAGTAAAATAATTATCAATAGATGTTATTTGGTAATCTGTATTTTCTTTTAAATGCTTTATTAGATTTGAACCAACAAAACCTGCACCACCTGTAACTAATACTTTCATTTTGTTTCTTTAAAGAATTTTTTTAACGACTTACTTTTTATTTTATCAATTTGCTTTAGTTTAAATTTATTGGTTTTTAGTTTATTAAAGTCAATATTCTTTCTGTGTATCAATCCGTGTTTAAACTTTGCCCAATTCACCCAATGATGTGGTCTTTTAAATCTTATAATAGTCGAACAATACTTAGGCCATATTTTTTCAAGGCTTCGTGCTTTAAGAACTTTCATTTCATAGGCATTACCCTTATACAATTCTGTTTGATTTCCACCTTTCATCTTAGCCGTTGTACTTGTTTTATCTACTGTGAACGCATTAAAATTTAGAGTACATAATCTTTTATTCAATACTTGTAAGCATAAGTCCACATCCTCATTGTACTTCATTCGCCATCTACAATCCATATCATTTTTCATAAGCATAGCACTATAACAATGCGTATTTATATAAAATGGTTTTTTGTCTGAACTACCTGCGACTACAAAATTGGTATAATTAAATGCAGTTATTCCAACATTACTATATCTGTCTGTAAATTCTTCTAATGTTTCTATTGCTTTTTTGGCATTACAAGATATTTTTCTGCCTTTATTTATTCTGCGTATTTTAGATATATTATCATCAAACACCCAATGCCTATCAAAGCCATTCTTAATACTATCTTCCCAACAAAAGTTTCTTGCAGGAAATGAACCAACACCTAAATTGGCAAATGGCAATTCCAATACATATTCCTTACCAACTGATTCGCAATACAAATCATATTCTTGTGGCTCAACTACTATTTTAAAATCCAAATTTTCTTGCTTAAACATATTTGCAGTCATAGGATTTTCGTGCCTACCTTTTGAAACTATATATATTGGATAATGCGTCTTCATTATATTGGCATTGGTTTTTTGCCTAACCAAATTCTAATAAATCGTTTTGGTATTTTATTCATATCGTAATGATTTTATGTCCTCTCTTTCTTTAAATGGATAAGTTGTACTCCAAGTTCTTGAACCCTCTTTTGCTAAAGAAACTTGCATATCTTTTTCATTTACAAAAGCATCTCTATCTTTTTCATTTAAAAAACTAACAACAATCTTAAATGGTTCTTCCTTTGATTCAAATTCAGGCATACCTACCCATTCAGAAAATTCATCACCTTTATTTACTGAATCAACAATATCATCCATATTTTGCCAAACCTGTACACCCCATTCGTTTAATTCTTTTGTGTCCCACTCGTTTGCAAGAATATCCCAATCCCATTCTCCAGAACTAGCATTGTCTTTTATTATAAACTCTTTCTTTTGCGCATCCGTAAACCCCTTTGCAACTTGTTTTGGTATATCTTTTTCTTTTATTCCTGCTTCTATGCAGGCTTGATACCTCATGTTACCACCTAAAATTATTCCATCTTCATCAACCACAATAGGTCTTAACTCTAGCATTTCTGGGAACTCCTTTATTGATTTAACTAACTTTTTAAAATCAGCATCTTTAATTACTCTAGGATTAGATTTATTTACTTTTGGTGAATCTCTAAGTATTAGTTTTTCAGTATGTATTTCGTAAGTGCCGTTTGGATATTCTACTATTTTAACTAGTTTTTCTTTTAAATCTTCTTCAGTATATTTTTTTTCATTTTTCATATTCATTAATTATTTGTTGTAATCTGTTTAAATTATTTTTTACACAAGGCGCACAACTGCTACTTTGTATTTTAATACCTAAATACTTTTCTCCGTAAAATCTTAATTGTTGTTGCTGAATGCTTGTTATACTGGTTTTAGTAGAATCTAATAATTCTTTTACCTCTAAATATTCTTTGTGTGTTATTTGCAATCCATCCCATTTATTCATTGGACAACTAGCAAATTTTAGTGTTGTCTTAATATCCATAAAACAACCACATAATCTTTTCTTACCAATCTTGTTTCCCTTTACTGGTGTGCCACAAGTCCTAGTTGTTTTTCTAAAATGTTTACATGATTCACAAATAGCAATTCTATCACTTGCTAATGTAGTAGATGAAAATATCATATTAATTCTTTAATTTTTTTTGTAACCTTTCTAACAGTATTATAAATAGATATTTTAGGTATTCCTATTTCTTCTGATAATTCTTTGTAAGTCATTTCACTTTCATAATATAATAAGAATAAATTTTTTTCGTATTCGTCAAAAGTATTTACAATTAAATGTATTTTTTTTAAAAGTTTTTTATCAACTATTGTTTGTTCTAAATTTGTTTTATTATATAAATACTCTAACTCACTTTCGCTAGTAGGTAATTTATTTTTTTGATATAATATTTGTTCTTTATAAAACTTTGATTTTTTTGATAAACACCTTACTGCTATAATTTTATTCAAATAACTTAATCCTTTTCCATTTCCATATATCCAAACTAAATGATTTGAATTACTTGATATTAATTGCAAAAAAACATCCTGCACTACATCTTCTGCTAAACTTTTATTCTTTAATAACGATACTGCAAAGCGTACAAGTTTATCATAATCTTTATATAAAATTTCAACTACACTATATTTTTTCATCTTGTTTTTTAGGCTTGAACTTTAGCCTACTTGAACATACTGCTAATCTTTGATTTATATTTTTATATGTTTTAATCATATAATCATCTACCATGCACCTATTAATAAAATTCTTATTTAGTTCTTTATTTTTAGGTTTTGGTATCATAATTGCTAATTTAGGTAATTGTCTATTGTATCTATTGCTTCATCTAAACCAGTACATATTTCTGCTTTATAACCTTTATCATTTAAAGTTTTTATGATTTTTTTTTGTTTATCACTTGCATAGTTACCTTTTACTTTTAACTCTATTGCTAGTCCATGATAACCATTTCTAGGTTCATAAATAAATAAGTCTGGAAACCCTGCTTGATAACCAGTTGCTTTCATTCTTATTGCAACTGATAAAAATGTTCGCATACCACCTGCTGAACCATTATAAAAAATTTTATTATGTTTTATATCTAAATACCTGCAAATGGCTTTTTGCAACTCATATTCTGGTTGATTGTTCTTTGATTTTTTTGTTGTGGACTTTTTGTAACCAGTCCAGATGCTTTTTTTTATCGCCATAATTAATGTGGCATTTTCTACAAACTGCCATAAGGTTTTCGATTTTATCCTTATTAGAACCACCCATACCCCTAGATTTAATATGATGAATATCTACTGCTTTACTATTGCAAATTTCACAAGGAATAAAATCATCTGCAATATAGTCAAAATATTTTATATATATTTTAGTGTGTTTTCTCATTAATATATGGTTTGCCATTAAACATTCCATTGTTAGTTTTATACTCACCAGAAATACTAATTCTAGTCATAAAATTACCTGCTTGTTTCCATCCAGTAACTAACTCCCATATAGATTTAGTTACATATTTATTTTTTTTTAATTTCATCTTTATTTATTACAACACAATTTTCTTTACAACTAGAACATCTTTCTGTGTTTTCTAACACATTAGCACCACAACAATTTGATATTCCTATATTTAATATATAATAGTCCATATTAGTTTATTTTTTTGGCTCTATACTTAACCATTTTTTTCTTGTTAGTTCGCTTGTTCTTTCTGATAATGCAGACCATTCACCATTCTGCTTTGATTTTTCCTGCTCTCTGTATTGAATAATCATTCCAGTTCTATTAATATCATAACTAGTTAGCCACTCTAAAATCATACCACCATCAATTCTATCATAAACTTTAGCGTTTAACTTTGCATTCTTAAAACATAAACCAATGTCGTAATAGTTTAAGTGCCTAAAATTCTGTACTATAAAATGTGCAGTTTCTTGTAATTGCTCTTTATTCATTTTAGACTTACAATTATAAAAATCTTGAAATTGAATAAGCATTAACATCATAATATCTATTGTCTTTTCTTGATTTTGTTTATATTCTTTATATATAGATGCTGGTTTTGATTGTAAAACAAAGCCTACAATCTTATTCATATCCATTTTTAATATATCCGTTTTAAAATCTGCACTTATTGGATTACTGATATTTTGCAAGTATCTCTTGTGCGATTGAACTGCTACTTGATTTTTGACTTCCATTTTTTATTTGATTAATTATGTTAGTTAGGTTAGAATTTATTTGTGCTAATTTAATTTGCTTCTGATAAAAAGAATCTAGTTTGTCCCAATGAGATAATATATAGGTAAAAGCATCTTTTACTGAATCATCAGAATCATTACCTTTTGCTTTACATACATTTTTAAGATATAAAATTATTTGTTTCATAGATTTACCTTCTAAACCATTTATTTTAGCAGGTGCATAAAAAGTCATTTGACAAAAGTTATCGTAGATAACAATCATATCTTTATATAATATGTTTTTACTATCTGTTTTACTATATGTAGTTTTACTATATGGTATAGGTTGGCTATTTTCTGCTATTGCATTAGTCGTTTTTAAACTATCCATTGGCTGATTTCTACTAATGGTTTTATCATTACAAACAAACAACGATTCATCTACAAAAGCATACCATTTTGTTCTATCGTATTTTAACTTATTATAGTTGCCTACCATTAAAACATTTTGTTCTACTAATGATTTTAATATTCTTTTTATTTGCCCAACACTCCAGAATGTAAATAACTCTTGAAATGCTTTAGTAGAATTATAAGTCCATGTCCTATTATCATGTAAAGAATATTTATTAGCCACATTCTTTTTTATCCAGAATTGAAAATTCTTTATCATTATGGCCTCATTTACCCCATACTTTTTAGCGTGTTCTGTGTTAAATGAATACTCCATTATTTAGATACATTTCTAATTATTGATTGTTTACTTAATTTTGTAACCTTTGAAAATAATGGAACATACTTATAAAATAAGTTTATATCCTTACACAGTTTATCAATCGTTGGTCTTGATAGTCCAGTTGCTATAATTAATTCCTCTTTACTATCGTAGTGTTTTTTTATCCACTTTTCTTGTGGTGTGTGTGCGCTAAATTTTATCATAGTGGTTATATATTAAAAATTAGAGAACTCTCGTGAGAGAGCCTATTTTGGTTCTTAAAAAGGTAAATCATCCTTATCCTGCTTTGTAAATGATTCTGACAACTGAACATCATTATTACCAGTTACAAAAGATACAAACCTTTCTGCGGTTTTCATTATATCTATTTCTGTTGGTTTTAAGCCTGGGTTTATAGCATGAAAATCTACTGATGCTTTAAGCATTGATTGTCTTACTATTTTTACTTGAACATCATCTGATTTACCAAAAGATTTATTACCACTAAAATTTCCTTGTGGCTTTTGATAATGTGGCTTTATCTTTGGAAATTTACCACCATAAAATTCATACTCTGTTTCTTGCCCTTGCTCAAACTTGTTTTGGTCTTTAGATTTAGAAGAATATTCCCCTACATCTCCGTTCTGAAATACTATTTCAAATTTGTACATTACTCCGTAAGCACCTTCCCAAGTTCCATTTGGCTGAATACTCATTACTTTTGAATTTTTTACTTCCATTTTTGTTAGTTTAGGTTAATTAATAGTCTATAAATATATAAAATAAATTTGTTACACTAAAGTATATTTTGCAATAGTTGTTGTTGTTAGCCATCTTGTTGGAACTTGTATATCATTTGATATTATTTTATGTCCTTCTTTTCTTAAAGTAAAGATGGTGGCTGATAATCTAGTATTACCTAAATCTCTAATTGCTTCTAATGATGTTATACTTCCATACTTTTTTAAGTAATCTAGTAATCTTGTTTTGTGTGTTTCTCTCATAATTTTGATTCTAATTCTATTTCTCGTTTATGTACTATTCTATATTTCATTCTTTTTTTTCCTGCAGTTGTTTTTAAAAATGGTATTACTCTTTTATATAAAGTTTCTTCTCTAAATTCAGCAACTAAATAATACTTTTTGTCGTTGTAAAACCAAACTTCTGCTAACATCCGAAAGGTTTTAAATGTTGGCAAATCTCTTTATCATCATGCCAGTTTTTATTTTTAGGGTCTGTAAGTCTATCATGTTCTATTAATCTATCTAAAGCATCTTTATCAAATGATTCAATATCTTGTTTTGCTTCTTTACTCATTTTATTATAAAGCCATTCTGGTATTTCAAACCAGTAGTAAAACCAGTTCTTTGTTTCTTCACTTTCTTCTTTAGTCAGTTTAACATACTTTTTAGATAAGAAAAATATATTTGCAGAACTTGAATACTTAATTGCATAGGCTTTTTCTGTACTGCAATTCTTAATATATTGGTATTTGTCGCATCTAATCATTTTCATAATAGTTAATTTTTAAGTTGCAGAATTTACCTGCATAGTTAATATGTTTTCTTGTTGTCATTGACCAATACCCTAGTTCTGTAAGGGTATCATTTTTCCAGTCAATTTGCCCTACTTTTGTTGTGTAAGACCATACCTCATTTCCATTTTTTATTGTAAGATTTTGCTTGTATCTATCTAGTTTCATAATTTTTATTGTTTAGATTGTTTTGTTGGTTTTCCTAAATACTCCCATTCTTTGATTGAATGTGTTTCTGGTGTTCTAATTCCTTGAATCCATTCATCTCTCATGTAATGATATTCTTTGTACTCTGCATCTAATTGCATTTCTAACAAGTCATTGTGTAAATAAGGATTGTTTTTCATTACTCGTTTTATAAATTCTCTAAATAATTTACTCATCATCTTCTATATTATAATAATTAATTCTCCATTGATTGCCATAAGCCATTCTGTATTCTTCTACTAAATATTTAGCATAACTTAATGTTTCTACTATTTCTATTTCTTCGTATGGACTTCCGTTGTAACTTCCTACTATTTTATACATAGTTTCTAATGTTAAAAATTAACTCTGTATTCTGCTTGTAAAATCTTTTAGCATCTGAAATAGATTGAAATTTTTGAAATCGTAAACTTGGAACTCTATTTACAAACTCATACCATTCAAAGAAATAAGGGAAATTTTCTAAACTTGAATCTTTTTGTAAATAATCAATAAATTTTTTCATAATTTCTAATTGTTTAGGTTAGTACTCTATCATTGTTATACAAATATAGTAAATTTATTTTATATATAGCAATATTATATAAAAAAGTTTTTACATATTATATATAAAAAAAACTGAAACGATATGTCCCAGCCTTTTTCTTTACTAACCAATTTCCCAAATTGTTGGGCAAATATACTATTTTGCTCTTATAAATTCATAATGTATCTTCATGTTTTTATAATAAAACCTTAACCAGTAAGCACCTAAAGGTTTAGGTGGTCTACCTCTTTCTCTATGAAAGTCTTGACCAATCATATATTCTTCTTTATATGTTGGTAAGCAAACATGAACTTGCTCATCTAAATAAAGTTCACCTCTATTAGAAATTCTCTCTCTTACATTAGTAAGTAACCATTGTTCGTGAATATGTCCACTTATACAAAAATGAGCATCTGGTAAATAAACTGCTTTTCTATTTGCTTGTATTGTTCCTTTTGTAACGGGTCCACCACCTCCGTAACCATGAGTATAGTTTAAGTTAAATGAGTGTGATTGACCACCTGCTTCATGAATTAACTGAAACCTTACCCATCCAGTATATAAACCTTTTGTTAGTTTTGTGTTGTTTTTATAGTTAAGTGTAGTAACAAATCTTTCAATTAAATCTGTTTCGTGATGTTTCCTTATTGCTGATTCGTGATTACCTTCACTTACAAGCGCAAACATATCTGCATAAGGACTAAACCAATCTACTGCCGTATTTACAACTGCATCTAAATAATTATCTACTTGGTGTTCTGGTCTAACATTTGATTTAGAAGCCCTTCTATCAAATTTACCCTGCATTACACAAAATAAATCACCAAAATCTAATATTTTAGCATTTCTTTCTCTTGCTAAATTAAGATGTTCTTTTTGTAATTTTCTATTAGAATGAGGATTATCCCAATGCCTATCAGAAGAAAGTAAGAACCATTGTTCAAAGTCTTTCTGAAATTTCATTTTTATTTTCAGAACATGAGGATTATCTCTTTCTATTATCATTTTTGAAATGCACTAAAACATAAAGGCAAGACTGCTATAAAAGATAATACTACATTATATTCATTTAAACCATTTATAGTCATATCTGAAACAGAAGTCATTGCTAATATACCACTTACTGACCTTTTTGCAGACCATTTTTTTTGCCTTTGGCCTTCCTTAAATACTTCTGATATTTTTCCAACACTCTTTAATGCTTCTTTTAATATCATTTTATTTTGTCTTTAATAAAGTAATTAATAAGATTATCTAATTTTGCAAATACTTGATTATCTTTTTCAGTTGGTGTAAGGTTTACAACAACTTTCAGAAAAGCCATAAAACTAATTAATAACTCTCCCCAGTTTTGTGTAATAAAATCATTCATAATACATATCTAAACAGATGAAACAAAAAGGAATATATAAATAGTGTCCAAAACCATCTTCGTATTTTTCAGTATATAGACCTATTAATATTCCAGTATAAAAACCAATACTTAATTTCCAAAACATTAATATAACCACATAACTTCTTGTGGTAACTCTATATCACAATCAGCATGAATAAAGTTTTTTGCTATTCCTATTCTTGTAAAACCAGAAATAACCAAAGCATCTATTATTCGCATTCTGCTAACAGAATTATTACAAGATATATCTACTGCACTTCCTCTTAAATGTGCTGAATTTGGTTTTCCTCCAACTTCTTTATTTTTTTCTTCCGACCTCCAACTACTTGTTATTATAAAAGGTATCTCTGCTATCTCTCTTGCTTCTTCTAACATATTAAGTAGATTCTGATTCATTTTGTCGTAACAAATTTCATTGTCGCAGACAAATTCATTTGGGTTAAAGTGCTTCATTTAAGGTTTTTTTAATGTCATTAACTTCTTTATGTAAGGTTTGCACATCTCTTTTAATGTACTCAAACTCTACTTTTGTAACCTCAGTAGTAGGTAGCCGTTTTGCTTCCTCTATTTCTTTATGTAGCAAAATATATTCTCCTATTAACAAAAAAATTATTGCACCTACTGACAATAAAGTTTTCAAAGAAATATTTAAGCCTTCTATATCTTTACTCATTTTCCTCGTAATTTTTTAAGGTTATATAATAAAGCAGTAATTAATAATAAGATTGTAAGAGTCTGTTCAATATCTGTAAATGTTATCCCTATTGCACCTGCATTAATAGTATTAAATATTATTGTATCTAACTTTTCTTGCATACTTTCTTTTTCTTTTCTAAATAAAGTCGAAGTTTTTCTTTGTGTTCCTCTTTATTATTTTTACTACCTTTTGGTCTGCCCATTACTTACAACAATTTATTTTGTTTAACCAGTTTCTATTTGCATCCCCACTTATAGTCATTCCATTTTCATAATAGGCTGAATAAGATGGTTGCATTTGGTCTGATGATGTTGTAGTATTATATTTAGGAAAAAGGTCTGTATTGGCTTGTAAATAGTCTATAAGTCGTTCTGAATAGAATTGTGCATTGTTTCTTTCTAAAGATATTAAAGAATCAACTTCTGATTTAGGAATAGGGCTTGCATTAGTACCAGAAACTTGAGATATACTACTATTTAACACCTTGTTTGATAGGTAAGGGTATAATTCAACTAAAGTCCACCTCATTGTAGCCATACGGATATATTCATCCATAAGTGTTGGGTAGTTCGCATTAGCACCACTTAAATTAGCGATGTTAGTTTTAAGGTCTTTATACAAGTTAGTGCCTAACATTGGTTGTATGTATTTATCTTGTGCAGTAATAGTTGCAGACAATAAATACTTATCATCTACATTACCACCTACTTGACTATATGCCTTTATATAGTCAGCATCTATAAATATTATTTGTGCATTCATATCTTAATATATTCCATAAACACCACTAACTGCTGAACCAGTAGTTGAACTATAAATTCTTTTTATTCTAATCCAGTCAATTTTTGTATCATTATTTATGCCTTCTATTTCAATCGTTGTACCACCAACTGTATCAACCTTTAATGTACCAGAACTTTTTACCCAAATTGCTTTTGGATTTTCATCTAATAAATCAACTGTATCGCTAAATTCTGCGTCTAAAGATTTTATTACATTCCCTAATTCTTCTGTTGTTTGCGACCATCTTAATTGGTCTTCTGTAAGTTGTGCCATTTTGTTTATTTAATATAATCCTATAATACTTGTCATACTTGTGTCTGATTTATACAACCTTTTAATTCTAATCCAATCTATATATTGGTCTGATGGAACACTTGTTACTTGAAAAGTTGTACCACTCATAGTTAAAAGCCTTATTGTTCCACCAGATGCGACCCAAATTGCTTTTGGGTTAGGGTCTATCATATCTAATGAATCAGACTGCTCACCTGCTGATATTTTCAAATTGTCGCAAGTACCATTCCAACCTACCCCTATTACTTTAGTATTACCAGTATTAATTGGAGTAACATGAAAAACATAAGTTTTGTTACTTTCTGTCATTAAAGGTGTTTCAACCCCACCTATTGAAACTTTAATACCACCTGACGTATTTACTAAATTGTCTATTTCTATTCTATATGGTTTTCCTACTACTGGAGTTTCTGATTGCTCTATATTTCCATCTCCAAAGCCATTTAGCCTACCATCTAATATTATAATATCTCCAGTACTTGCCCAAGAACTAGCATTAGTAAAGTCTCCACCATTTACTATTTGTTGGTCGCCTATTAATTGTTTTGCTATAAAACCAACTTTTTTTGATGTTTGTGAAAATCTTAATTGTGCTTCTGTAAAACTTACTACTTCCATAATTTAATTTATTTTACCTCTATTTGGCATATCGTTTGTTGTTGTATTTGCTTTTTTCCAACCTTTAGCATTTCTCAACCCTTCTCCTTTTGGTTCTTGATTTGTTACATCTATATCATTGTCAAGACCTTTGTTTGGTAAAAATCTACCTTTATCTCGTTTTCTAAACCAGACTTGTCTAATCCATTTATGATGACAAAAACAACCACCTTTATATAACCATATAGAATATTTAGATTTTCCTCTTTCTGCAAACTCTTTGTTTATCCCATCATCCCCCATTTCTTTTATATCTTCAAACCTATATGTTACCCCATTCTTTGCATTCGCTACCATATTTTTACAAAATAACCTGCTATTTTTAGATATGTTTTTAGAATATCTGTATCGTATTTTATAAAGGCCTTTATCAACTTTTGATTTATCGTCTGGGTTAGCGTATCTCTTAAATAATTTAGTTGGTTCATTATGAACTTGTGCTTCTGCTTCTGCATCTAATACTTCTGTTTCTTCTAATAACTCCCACTCTTCATCTAATTTTTCTCCCCTATCTTTTAAGTATTCTAGCCAAGCCTTTTCATCTTCTTCTTCCATGTCAATTTCTTGACCTAGATTCTGAACACTTTCTATTTCATTAACTTTTTTTGCTGACCAACTAAAACCTGCATCTCCCCCCCATAAAGCCCATGCTATACGGCCAGCAGAAGGAAAACCATCTTCACCTATATCAAAACCTTTACCTTGTTTTGAAGATTTTTCATGTCTACTGAAAAATGAGTACATTCTTTTTATGGTATCAATAGACATATTTTTACCATTTGAAATATCTCTTGCTCTTGCAACACCTATTTCAGTTCCACCTCTACCATATTCTCTTCTCCATTCTAATCCTTTTTTAGCCTCTTGTACCATACCTTTAGTTGGTTTAGTATCAATGTCTTGTAAACTTTTTAAATTATGTTTAGATGCTTCTATTTCTTCTACATCTCTTTTAACATCATCTTCTGTTTGAAATGGTTGTTTAGAAACAAACTCTAATTGTAATGGCTGACCTGCTTCTGCCATAATAAGTTCCATTGCTTTTAATAATATATCTCTATAATTATTTACAACTGTGTCTTCAAACAAAATTGATGCAGTTCTTAACTCATCAGCATTATTACCTAAACCACCACCATCACTATTTACTCCAAATAATCTTGGAGAAACCACTCTATGAGAAATCATTAATTTAGAGGTAATCTCTTTAGACAAAAACTCATATTGTTTGTCTGCATCAGATTGTGGCATAACAGTAATTTCTGGACTATTATTTCTATCATCTGAAAAAGAGACAATAAACTTACCTGCATTACTTGCACCAGACAACTCATTCTCGATACTATCTTTTACTGCTCTCCTTTTTTCTTCTGATGGTATTCCATTATTGAAATTAATCATAAAAGATGGTGCAAGACCATTCTTAATATTCGCTAAATGAAATTCAGATACATTCTTGTCTAATTCTATATAATTTATACCCCCTTGATAATCTGGTTTTGGGTAATAGTATTGACCTACTGAATACATCTTAAAACAAGCAATCTGGTTAGGATATTCTTTTTTCATTTTAGGGTCAAATGCCTTAATTTTTGAATATCCAAGCCTTTTATAGTTTTTCCAGTTTTTAGAGTATAGATAAAAATCAGAATAATCTCCTTCTATCTCTGGTTGAACTCTCATACACTCAAAAGGCATATGATTAACTTCAGAAATAGTGGTTCTATCTATTGAATAAGAAATAGATAGGTAAAAGCCACCATGAACCTTTAAATCTAATATACATTTTTGTATAGTATTTTTTCCTACTCCTTGTTCAAATAATAGTTTAAATTTTGCCCAAGATTCTGATTTTGAATTTATTTGAGGACTTGTAATTCCATCTCCATAAACCCAAGTTGAAATAGAATTACACAAAGCGTTATGTACTGCTGACTTTTGATATAAATCAATTAAAAAGTCTGGATAATCATTATTTCTGCCATAAGAAACAAAATCATCTCCTTGTTTTATTACTTCTGTATCATCTGTATATTGATGCCCTTTGCCTAGTTGATAAAAATCACTCATTTTAAGATGGCTTATATGTTATTGTTGCAGGAATTGTTTCCTTGTCTGGTGTAATATATTGTTCGATAAAGGTATCTTCATTATACATTAAAAACAAACCAGTATCAATAATTTTATATACTCCTGCACTATTTCTACTTGCATCTGCAACATTTTCTTGTATCTGATAAGAATATGTTCCGTTTTGTGGAAACAAATCTGTTGTATAGTCAAAGAAGTATATTATGCTTCTATTATTAGATTCGTAAAACTTTAACTCTATACTATAATTTATTTTTGTAGATAAATTAGATATAAACAAAGTTGCTTTAGATGTACTTCCAGAATTATAAGGTTCAAACCTACCACTATAAGGTAAGTATTGATTTATGGAAGTTGTATTAGAATACAGACTTTTTTTATTGTTTATAGATATATATTTTCTGCCATTAGTCCTGCTTATTCTTATCATTTTTTTTCTTCTTTTTAGACTCGAAAAATTGAGGGTAATTTTTTAACATATAAACATATTGCCCTTCCGTAATATAATCACACATAATAAACTCACAAGCCTTTGATACCTCGAAATTCTTACCTAAAAATTCTTTCTTAAATTTTAATCTTTCCATAATGTAAAAAAAAAAGGGATAGGCATCTATTTTACCTACCCCTTTAATTAACCTAATTAACTATCTATCAAGAACCATCTAATGCACCAGTGAAAGTTCTACTAATTTTAGTATTTGACTCTAGTAATGCAATATTGGTTTCATCCCCAAAGTTTGAAGCATAATCTTTTTCTTGTGCAGAAAAAGTTAAGGTGTAAGCAAGTCCATCTGCTAATGCTTTATCTCCATTATGTATAAAAGAACCACCAGTACAAATCATTCCTGCTTTTAAACCACAGAAATAAAAACTACCACTATTGTCCTCTACAAGCATTTGCCAAGCACCTCTAGTTAAAGCATCTACAAGTAAATCTGCTTTACCATAAACACCTTTTAAAACTATTTCAAGGTCTTGTTGGTAACCTATTCCACCACCTGCATCAACTATTATAGTTTGTGTAAGAGCAGATAAGTAAGGGTCTAATTCAAACCCATACATATCTAAATCTCCTGCATTTGTAATCCCAGTATGTGGAACTATACCAGTAGTTGCATCTGGAACAACCTTAGTTATTACATTTGCAGTATACATTGAAGATACATACAAATTTTGTAAACCTCCAGGTTGTACCTTGCAATACCTTTTTTTTCCTTTACTTATTGTACAAGCCATATTTTAAGGTTTAATGTTAATTATGCAGGTAATACTGCCGTTTTTGCTCCAACTACTACATTTTCTGGAACACCTACTTGAACACCTACTTGGAATCTCATTGAAATACCAACATTGTCTGAACCATCATATTCATAGAATGGTATCATTTTCGCTTCTGTTGTATCAGTACCTAAATTAGTTCCAAAGAATAAGTTAGATGCTTGACAAAGAATAATACAATCATCTGGCATACCAGTACAAACATTTACTGGAATACCCAAGAAAGTAATATCAGCAAAAGATTGGTTTGAACCTTGCATATTAACACCTTGTCCACTTCCAGAATTTGCTAAGTGCATCATGTAGTGTCCGTAAGTTTTAGCATTTACTAAAAATTGTGTATCTGATTTTCCTAAAATTCCAGAACATTGTGCTACTGCTTTGTCATATACTAAACCTAAATCAGCATTTACTACTGCTGAACCAGTTGCCGTAATTGCTTGTCCATTTGTTAGGCCTGCCCCAACATACCCACCTGATGATGCACCACAAACTAATTGAGAAGCACCGAAACCTGCTCTATCAAAAACTGCATCATTAGATAAGAATCCAGTAAAATTAGGTAATGCACCACCAATCCAAATTCTATCTTCAATTTCTTCAGCAGTTTTACCTGCAACAGTACTCATTAAGAAAGTAGCAAAGTCTGATGGTATTGCACCATTACGACCATTAAAGTTTCTACCTACCCATGTTGGATAAATAGTACCTCTACAAACTCTTTCATTAACCATCATATCAACGGTTGTAAGAACTTTTTCTTTTAAAGTTAAGGTTGTTGGGTCATTGTCCCAATCACAAGCACTTGCCTTAATCATAGTTCCTGCCGTTAAACTAGAAACTACTGCTTTAGATGTAATAGCATCTAAAGATGTTACATATCCATTTGCTACTGATGTTGCAGTTTTAACTGCAGGAGTCAAATAAGGTAATGCTAGTTCCCCTGCATAAGTATTTGCAGAAACGGCAATATCTGTTGCCAATTCGTATTTTTTTTGAGCCATTTTAATTTTCATTTTTAAGTTTTAACATCATATCTAATACTTTATCTCCAGTATTATAAGATACTTCTTGGTTTAAATTTGTTTGAGAATGTTTAACTGGTTTTTCAGCCGACATTTTTGATACTTTCTCTAAATTTTCTTTAAGAGAATTGTTTTCAGAAACTACATTGTTAATCATTTCTGATAGTTCTGCATGAAGTTGTCCAAGCGCTTCGACTAATTGTTCTTTCGTAGCGTATGCAGACAAGTCAATCTCTGAGGACATTTCTTCTTCTTTTTCCTCTTTTTCCTCAGATTTGGCTTCTTCTACTGCTTCCTCTTTAGATATTGATGTAACTTCGCCATCAACAACCTCCATTTGCACTCCATCTTGTGTAGAGTAACTTCCAGTTGGTAAAGGCATTTTTTCTCCATCTTCCGAAACAACATAAGCCATAACACCTTCGCCCCATTGTTCGCTTTCTGTTGCTATCTTTGTGCCGTCCTCTAATACTGCTTCTGCTAGTAATTCAATTTCAGATTCCATACCCAAGATAGTGCGAATAGAGTTTAGTACATTTTTGCTATTTGCCATTTTAAAAAATTTGATTATGTTCGTAAATACAAAGATGATTTTTAATAAAAGTTAGTATTTATCCTTTTCTAATTATTTCTTTAATTTTATTTATCAATAATTCTTCTTCTGTATATTTCATAGTTTTACCACACATCCAAGTTCCATCTGGCATTTTGTGTTCCCAGCCATCAGAACAATCACTATTTTTTCTTATTTCTGCATATTCTTCCTCTTTTTTACTTAACTCTGTTTTATCTGTAAAATACCCTTCGATTGAGAACCCTTTTACCTTTCCAGTTTTAACATATTCATCCCATATTGCTTTGTCATTTACTTTAACAGACACAAACCATGTGCCTTCTGGTAATTTCTCAAAACCATATTTAACAGATTTGTCTATGGGGTTGTCTTTTATCCAACTTTCTACAACAGTTAAATTGTTTAATTCTGATTTATGGTGCAAAGTATGGTTATGTTGTTTGTCATTCATCATAAACAACTCACTTGCTTTTCTTATGGTATCTTTAGAAAAATAAACATAGAAATCATCTCCAGTTTCTTTATTGACCCTTAATATTTGTTTGTTAGGTATTAATACTGCACCAGTTAGAATTTGTTTGTCTTTGTTTAATGTAGCAAATTGCACCTCTACCTTTTTCTCTTGTTTAGATAATGCAATAAAATCTGATTCTATTGCAGGTTGTTCTACTAAACTAATAGCAAATACACCATCTTGGTTTTCTTCGTTTTCTTCGTCAATAATTAATTCTACAATTTTTGTCATAATGTTGCTCTATTTTGAATTTGTGTTGATATTTCTGTTTGGTCTTCTATATCTTGTTGTATTACATAGGCTTGAATTGGTTGCTGAAACATTGAAGTAGAAGATTCTAGGTTAAAGCCACTAATATTAGGCATTTGTAAACCTTGATTACCTTGATTTACCGAACCACCAGTTGATTGGGATGATATGTTACTTATATTAGGAAGTGAATCGCTTTCTGGTTTTGTTTCAAGTATTTTTTTCACATTGGCTAACCCAGTAGCAATACTTAATCCTGCAATAATAGAACCTGCTGGTGGTGGGTATGTTGCTAAAGCCATATTTGCTGACTTATATGTATCAATTATAGCACTTGTTATTGCAAAGCCTTTTTGTGCTATTGTACCTTCTTTAAATAAAGCACCTGCCATAGATACTGCTTGACCTATTGCATCTACTTTTTGCATTTGAAATTTCTTTGTTATTAATGCTTGTCGCTTCTCAAATTCTTCTGTTACTTTAGTAACATCTTGACCAGACCTTATGGCTAAATCTAATTTTTGTTGATACCATTGGTCTAATTCTGTTATTTCTAATTCTCTTTCTGTTTTTCCAAATGTTGCAAGTTCATTTTCTGCTTCTAACAACTCTTTATTTAATCCAACTAAATTTGTTAATTGTTCAGACCTAAAACCAGTAATTCTTTCATTCAAATCTGCTAGTTCTGATTCTACTTGTATTAATGCTTCT